CGAGCGCCCATCAATGAACCAAGCGAAGAACGAGCCAATTTCAGGTTTCCCTTACTAATGGCCTTCTTCGCCTTCTTCAAAGCAGACTTCTTCTTAGCCATTTTTGCCTTAGCGACCGCTGTACCAATATCAATTCCTACTTGAGAAACTATATCACGAAGAGGGCCACCCGGGCGAAATGACCGTAGACTTTTTAGCGTTTTTGAAAGCGCAGGTAGAGCCACAACAGAAAAACTTGAAAATTCGCTCACACGAATAACAGGCTTCCCTATTATCAGCCGAAGCTAGCTGATACTACCAGATACAATTTATAGTCTAGTACCCAAAGACTCTAAGTGCCCAACACGAAACGATTACTCGTTCCGTGTATGGACACAGCGACACCACTCTCGGCTCCGAAAAGCTTTGAGTGGTCTCTTACGCAATAACGCATGGAACTCTTCAAAGTGTGGTGAAAAAGCGTAATTAACACAATGGCTTAATAAAGCGGAATCAAGAGCCCCCTCATCAGTATGAGCCAATTGAAAAGCATTCTTTTCAAAATTCATCGGCAAGCCAATGAACTTCCCTTCTGGCGTTCTTCCGAACGTCATACTACAGAAATTTTGGTTCTCAAACCTTTCAGGTTCCCCGCTTCCCTCATTCGTAATCTTGGTTCCCCAAAGAGCACAATCTTCAATAAACAATTTAGCATCAATCCGATCTTGCACAGTATCATCACCCATCGCAGTCACATCAAGAACACGTGACTCAAGGTCACGTTTTACATCATGATGCAATCGCAAGGCGACCATATACTTAGAATTAGTGTCAATCGTACAGAAATGCCCAGACGGCCATAAGCCTGGGATTAATTTCTGACAACAAACACCATCGGAAAAGGCAAATTTACCATAGGAAATCGCCAAGTGCCTAGCCTCAACCAAATCTTTCCAGACTTGAGAAGGGTTATTGCACAGGCGCACATTAACATCTTTAACATCATCTAACACCCATCCAGCAGCTGTAACATCATGTCCACTAACATCAAAAGAATGCCAAGTTTTTCGTACATGATTATACTTATTAACGAATCGATCGATCTCCCCATTGAGGAAACCCATCCCGACTTTAATCGGAGAAGATTCGTAATTTTCAATCGTACTACTTAACATGGTAGTCCAGAGAAGTCGGTCGACGATCTGATCAATGAGGCTTACGCCCCAGATTAATCGCCAACGTTTCTGCTCAGCTTTCGAACGTTTATGTGCCTC